CGCGCCACCGTCGAGAAGTTCAACGAGGTCAGCATTCGGGTCGGCTCGACAATCCGTCTCGCTAATGACGATTGGCACTATTCCGAAGATCAACCACAAAGCAATAGTTAGGCCGCTACCACACCAGAATAACCGGCGCCGCAACGAGACAGCACCACAGGAACCAACCCGGCCATTTCAGCGGCCGAGGAAGGCTAACCCCTGCGCCACGGTCCACTTGCCCATGGCTACCCCGATCAGGATAGCGAGGCCGTAAATCGCCGGCAGGTACTCGGACAGGGGCCGTCGGGGCGCTGGCGTAGATTCGAGGCGCGTCTCGACCTTCTCGATACGGTCCGTCAGATGGTCGATCTTTTCCTCGATCCGGCCCGTCGTCGTGCCAAGCTGGTAGAGAATGCTGTCGAGCCCGGCGGGCTGGGAGTGCGGCAAAAAGTGCCCGTTCAATCGCTTCATCGTTCATGGCTCGGGCTCAACTCGTTTTCGGGGGTTGCGGGCAGATCGCGTCATAGGCGCGATTGTGGCCGATAATCTGGCGCTTGGTCTCGATGGTATCCAGCTTCGACCCCGCGATCGGCTGAAACGACTTACACGAACTATCAATCGCGAGTGTAGCGGTCCCGCAGCCCGTCAGCAGGCAACTGACTGACAGAGCGGCGGGCAGCATCAGCTTTCTGTGCATTGGCGTTGGCCTTCTTTTCCATCTTCGCAACGGCGACCTGCTCGCCCTTGGACCGCTGCACCGCGCGATCCCCCTGCCACAACGCCACCAACGCCACCAACGCCGCGATTACAATTCCGATTGAGCCGATGTTGATCATGACCCACCCCCGAATAGTTTCGGCGCCAGCTTCGGCCCGAACACCATCGCCGCCCCTGCCGCCACGATCACAGCGATCGCCTTCGGGCTCGACGCCGCGAATGCCCCGAATTCCATCGCCTGCAAGGCAAACCCTTTCCAGGCGGCAGCGCTGTCGAGGATTGCGGTCGGAGGCTTCGGCAATGCGATCGCACTGACAGTGCCGCCCGTGGCCGTTGCGACGCCAGCGACCTTGGTTGCGGTTGCGACGGCCGCCGCCTGCCGCAGCTCCGCCTTGGGGCTCGGCACGTCGTTTTCTGGCGAGAACGCGGGCGCCACCGACGCAACGAAGCAGCAACGATGCGCCGCCATCCATTGCTCGTCGCTCATTGGATACTCGCGCCCCGCCTCCTGCCAGGCCATCGCTTTGGCCAGCGGGATCGCCTTCGCCGGGTCGGCCAGCAAGTCACGGGTCAGCATGTCGGTGCGTTTGATGCCGCCCTTTTCCTCAAGCACCCTAATGTAAGTCGAGACGTAAAAAGCGCCGCACCATTTAGTGATCGCCTTCTCGACCGACATGCCGCAATAGCTCGACGACAGCAGATCGAACATTGCCGCCGCGCCCTGAATATCGCTGGGGAACGTCGCGATGAGGTGCTTTCCATCCTTGCTAATCAGCGTCTCGTAATTCTTGCCGCCGAACTTTTTCGCGCTCTTGCCGGGGTACTGAGCGCCGGGGTTGCGGTTGCGGATCGACGCCGGGATGATCATCACACCGCCCCTTTCAGCGCCGTGATCGTCGCCTCCAGCGCTGCGATCCGCGCCTCCTGCCCGTCTCGTGCCGCCTGCGCTTCCTGTCGGGTTGCTGAGAGCGTTTCGGCGAGGCCGATGATGATTTCTTTGACCTCGGCTGGAGCTGCGGCAACATCGATCCCGGCCGCCACTGCTGAGATTGTCGTTGCCTGTTGTGCCGCTTTACTACGCGCCAAGGCTTCCGCTATTTCCTCGGGCGTCAGCTCGATCACGGTGGTTTCGCCGGTCGTCACGTTGTGTTCGATGCGATGCATGGTCAGAACTCATAGCTGATGTTGACGGCGCCGGCATCGAAGGTGTCCGTGCCGACAACGGTGGTAATCCGCACACGATCCAGCACGGCGGATGTCGCCTTAGTGCCAGCGCCCAGGCAGGCGAGCGTCGAACTAGCGCGGCCCACGAAGCTGCCCGCCCAGACATTGTTTGCGCTGTCTTCGAGACTGAAAACAAAGCTGCCGTACAACGTATTCGCGGCGAGCCATTGCGTATTGTCGTAAACACCAAAGCCTGTCGTGAAGTCGCCCGTGTTGACGCCGCTCGTTACCAGCCGGACGCCGGATGATACATATCCGGCTGTCTCCACGCCGCCAGAATCACCAAGCTGGATTATCGGCGTCGACGTGCCGCTCGTCGATACGCCGTCGAACATCACGGTCACCCGCTTCACTCCCGCCGGGATGCCAGTGAAATCTATGCTCGTCCCCGACGTTGTCGCTACCTCGGTGCCGATCGTGATGCCGCGTTGCGGCGTGTAGCCCAGCGCGGCGACCACGCCCTCTAGGGCTCGCGTCGAAAGCGCGACCCATCCTGTATCACGATAAATATATTCAGTATTCGTCGCTTTGTCGAAGGCGGTCCACCCGCAGTCGGTGAACGGTCGGAATATCTGATAGTTGCTCTGCCCATCGTACATGACGACATCGTTTGCGGCACAGGCCGGCGTCGTCGAGGTAAAGGCGCCTGAAGGGGCGCCGTTGAGCAAGTAAAACCCGCCCGTGACCGGTGATCCGGCCGGCGCCGTGCGCAGATCCTCGACCGCGAAATCGCGCGGCCCGAACTGAGCTGCGCTGAAAAACGCCTGGAAATCGGCGCCGTCGGAAATCAGCCGGACACTATCGCCTTTCGCCCGCAGCAGCAGCGCCTTGCGCGCGGTGTCGGTGCCGTTGACGATGATCTTGTCCGCCCCCTGGGCGAGCAGGGTCACGATGTTCGCGCTACCGACGTGTTTGACATCGAACGGCACGCCGATCGAACTCGCGGCCGTCGGCAACGTGCGCGTGAAACTCGCCGAGGATGGGTCGGCGGCGAACACTTTGCCGGTCACATCCGCGACGACCCATGTTCCGCCCGTGCTGACTGACGACACGGTATAGGTCACCACCGACGCGGCCGAGGTGATGAATATGCTGGTGTCGAGCGCGCCGCGAATGTTGTCGTGCGTCCACAGGGTAGCTGCGAGCGCGTCCTGGCACACGATCTTGTAGGCAGCCGTGCCAGTGTAGATCAGCGTCCGAACGGACGATGCCGAAGGATAACCGCCGCTGTCGGTCGCAACCGAAGTCCCGAGCGACACCGTTAGTCCGCTGTTGGAGTAGACCGTCAGCGGCGTCGTCGTGCCGGCGGTATAGAAATAGAGCGTGCCGCCCGATACGGGGTTGCCGGAGGCGTCGAGAATGCGCTCGCCGGGCGGCAAGATCAGAGTGCTATCCGTCATCTATCGCCACCTCGGTCGGAAGTCTCGTCGTTGTTCGATCGGCAGTTGCCCGCCATAGAGCGCGTTCGGGTTGTAGACGGGCATCTGCCCCTCGGGCTCTGGACCCACGAGGCCGTTCGGCATGCGCTGGTACTGCTGCGCTTGCGCGTCGAGGGTGTCCTGCAGGGAGGGGTAGAGCGGTTTGCGCTTCGGCCCCATCAAGGCGTTGTAGTCGCTGCCGTCCTCGAACAGGCGACGGAGCGCTTCGTCCATTGCGGCGCGGTCAGTCATAGCCGGGCGCGCGTTGCAGCGGACGTGGCAGGCCGGATGGCCCGAGCAATGCATTCGGCATGTTGGCCGGCGGCCGGGAGCCCGGTAGCTCGCGCTCGGTCATGCCGAAGTTGCGCTTGAAGGCGGTGGCGAAGTCCTGGACTACCTGCATGCCCTGGTCGGTGCCGAGCTGCGGGTTTCCTTTCATCGCGGCCTCGATCAAGCCGCGCAAGTCGCGAGCCTGCAGCATCGCATCAGGATCGGCGCCGGCCCGCCGTGCTGCAGCGATGATCGGATGCTCCTTTTCGCGCATCAGCGCGTTGCCGGACGGTCCCGGCGGCGCATCGTCATAAAGCGCATTCGGCTGTGCTGCCATTACCTAGCTCCTGCCCATTCCAATTGCTTGGCATCCTCGACGATCGCCGGCAGCTTCAGCCGCCGCTGGTCGGCATCTAGCTTGCGCCGCTTGCCGGTATCATAGGCTTCGATCTCGCCCGGTCGCTTGTCGTAGCCGGGCGAAATCCCGCCCATCTCGCGACCATAGAAAAAGCCTTCATCCTGCTGCACGCGATGCTGGAATTCATGCAGGAGGGTGTGCAGGAAGTCGGTAGATCCGCTCGACGCCTTGTCGGCGTTGATGACGATCTTCCCGGTCTTGCGATCGAGATAACCCCACATGTTCTTTATGGCAGGGAACGCCGCTTCGCTGTAGATCTCGACCGGGATATTGGCGAGCTTGGGATAGGCCCGGTAAAGCTCTTTGTGGTCGAGGATCATCGATAGCGGCGCAACTAGGCCGTCCAGCTTGGTTGCGATACCCTTGGCCTGGCCGAGGATTTCCGTTCCGAACTTCGATACCTTGGCGGCGCTGTCGTCGACCTCATAGCGCCACTGCCCATCGGCACCCTTGACCCATCCGGTCTGCTTCCAAGTCTCGGCCTTGTCGGCTCCGCCCGCTTCCATGGCGTCGGCCTTGCGCAAGGCGCTCAGGTCGGCGGTTGCCCCTTTCTTGCCGGCGAATACGACCGGCTCGACGAGCGGCTTGATCTGCGCTCGGTCAGCCGGCGACAGGGGCGCGGCCTTGGCGCGTGACGGCAGCAGCATATCTTTGCTTGCGTCGAGGACGGCCTTGCCGCGCGCGTGGTCTGGATCGCTCTCGGCGAGCGCGATCAGCCTTGCAACTGCATACTGCATTTTGCCGGGGTCTGCCGGTCCGATCGATCGCGGCAGCGTAGTCAGCCAGTTGACATAGCGGGGCGAGGCCATGAACCGGGACAGCAGCGCGCCGCCGCCGGCCAGCATCATTGCGTTCGCCGGATGCGAGATCGCAGCAAATCCCAGCATGAGGTTGACTCGGCGGGTGAAATCGATACCGCCGCCGCCCGCGATCGGGGTCTGGTAGCGGCGGAGCTGGCCCATCAGGTTTTCGAGGCGATCGAAGGACGCGCGTAGTGCCTGGCCTTCCGACCCGCGAAACAGAACGGCGCGGCTTTCCGGCGCGATTTTGCCGTAACCGCGCACGAAGCTGTCGAGGGAACCCGCGCCCTCGGTCATATGCGAGATGATCGCGGTTGCGGCGCGGGTCGGATTGTCCTTTTCCGCCATCACCCGCATGAACGCCGAGAGCGTGCGCGTGTCGCCCTTCTCGGCCGCCGTCGCGAGCTTGTTCATGGCGTCGACCGGCGCGGTTTTCTCGCTGTAGATGCGGGCCAGGGGCTGGCGCAGCTCCTCGGCGACGCGAGCATATTCGGTATCAACGCCGCGCATCATCTGCGATGAGCGCTCGCCCTGCGGACCGGCCTCGCGCTGGAAGGCGTGCAGATCCTCGCTCAACGCCCCTTCGAGCCGGCGCAGCATGGCCGCATCCGTGGTGCGCGTCTCGCCCGGCATGGTGCCGCGCTCTGCGTCCTGGGCGGCGCGGCGAACCGCCGTCCGCAGATCCCGCACGCCATCGATACCGGGATTGAATCCGCCTTTCGCCCTGCGCTGCGCATAAGCCTGCAGCTGGCCGGCGATGTCGGGACCGAGGTTGCGTTCAAGGTAACGGGCGACGCCCGGGTGCATGACCGAGCCGTCAACTCCGAACAGTTGGCCGTTGCGGTAACCGGCGGCTTGGTTCTGCCGCCGTGCGGTCGCGGCAAAGTCGTGTAGCAGCCCCTCGGTTGCGGTGCGCGGCTCGCCATCGCGGCCGAGCACATTGCGTTGTATAGACGGCGTTTCACGGGAAACGCGCTCATAGCCGGCGGCGAACTCGGTCGGGTAAGTGTGCCTTGTGCGACCCACCCGGAATCCGTGCGGATTGGCTGCAAGTTCCGCTTGGTAGGACCGCTCGGCCGCATCACGCGCGGCCTGCGTGTCGCGTTCTGCCTCCTGCGCCGCCTGCAGGCGGCGGTGCTCGGTCTCAGCCCGCGCGTTCTGGCGCAGCGTCTCGGCCTCCGCCGCCTTCATGGCCTCGGTGTGCGCGGCGCGGTTCTGCTCGACGAATTGCTTACTGACGTGCTCTTCTATTTTTGCCGCCAGCGCCTTGCGTTCGGCGAGCAACGCAGCGTGTTCCTCACGCATCGGGCGAAGCTCTTCGGAAAGCTGATTGTGCCGCTCCCGCAACGACTGCATGCGCTGAAAGTCGCGCGCCATGGCAGGATCGCGCCGCAGCGCCCTTTGCATCTCGAAAGATGGCACGTACTGTGCCTGAGCCATTTCCGGGAACCGGCTCGAATACTTTTCGAGCAGCTTGTTGTATCGAGCGACAACCGCGCTCGCCTCAAGCTCCTGCATGGTCTGCGGCGGCCGGGTTGCGACTTCAACCGACTGCTTATGGGCGGCGCCAGATTCATACTTGCGGTTGAAATTGCGCACCTTGGCCTGATGCTCGGCCCCAGCCATCATCAAGTCGGGCGACAGAGGGATGTTGCGATGCGGCACCGGTTCGAACTGCGGCTCGGCCGGCGGCACGCGACCGGGCAACCCTTGCGCCTTGAACTGCTCCGGCGTGACCTCGGGCACCTCGCGCGGCATCACCGGCTCGACGTTGGGGCGCGGCGGGCGGAAGCCCTCTTGCGTCACCGGGCCGGAGATCCGCTCAAGATCGGCAGTCGGCATCTCGCGAACATCGCGGTTCGGGATATCGTACTCGTGCAGGTTGCGACGCAGCGACCCTTGCACGGCTTCACCAAGATCGTTCGAAGCGGCGCCGCCGGTTTCCTGCCGGATCAAGCCTTGCGCGCGGGCTTCGAGCGCTGCCGTGCGCGCAGCCGCGTCATTGCGCAAGGAACCGCCGACGATGCTGTCGGCAAGACTTGGTGCGGTGGCTCTGACTGACGGGCTTTCCGAAATCGCATAGCCGGGTGCGGTCATGCCTTCCGCTTCCCACTGCATGCGGTTGAGCATCTGCCGGTCGATACGGTCTGCGTTCTGCCCGCGCCTCACGTCACGCACGCCAAGTCCGCCGCGCAACAAGGCGTTGAACGCAGGTCCAGCAATCGCGCCCTCGACTGCGCCGCCGGGCACGGCGGCGGCGCGCGTGCTGAAGTTCTCCGCCATGCCGGCATTCGGATCAGGTGAGCCGTCGGCGCCGAGGAATGCATTGCCGCCGCCCCAGATTGCGCCGATCTTGGCCGCTTGCGGGGTTGAGGCTGCGATCTCGCCGCCGATGCGGCGAAGCCCCTGCCCCATGGTTTCGGTGCCGGTGCGAGCGACCGCAGAGGCGCCCTGCAACGCCCTGCCTGGTGCCATCATGAACCCGCCCACGACATCGGCGGCAACGCCCGCCGCGCCGTCTAGCTCGGAACGCGCATCGTCCCTGAGTGCCCGCTGCACTTTCAGCTTGCGGTCGTAGTTTTCCGATAGCGAGCGTTTCGAGAACGGCGTTTCGACCAGGGCGCCCAAACCTGCGACCGCCTCGTCAGCACCGCCCATCATTGCACTATCGAGAATGCGGCGCTGCAATGGGCTGGTGAACTGCTTTGCGAGCTTGTATTCGCCCTGCAAGTCGGGATCGCCGCCGAACGTGCGATCTGCCCCCTTGGGCGCTGCCCGCAACTGGTCCGGCGTCACTCCTTCCGATCCGAGGTAGGAGTCGATCTCCGCCTCCGGCGCCTGGCCGTCGACCATGCGCTTGACGTTGCGGCGGATCTTGTCAAAGTCGGCCATTACTCTAGCCAATACTTGTTATAGAGCTGCTTCACCTTGGGGTCGACCTGACGCGGTTGCGCCGGCTGCTCCGGCGCACCCTTGGCCGCTTCGGCGATGGCTTGGCGATAAAGCTCGGCAACCCGGTCGTCATCCATGCCCTTTTTGCGGGCGTCGAGAACGGTCTGGAAGAACTGCTTGATCTGGCCGATTTTCCATTTTTGCGTCTCGCGACTGTCGAGCGCGGATGGCATGTAGAGCCGTTGGAACTCCTGCCGCTCGGCGTTCGAAACCGACTTGCCCGACAAGGCAAAGTTGAGCTGCAGCACGGCACTTTCGGCCGCCCTGAAGCCGCGACCGGCTTCGCCGAAGCCTCCGACTTTCATCCCCGTTCCGGGAACGCTGTACGTGTCGCCTGCGAGCTGCGACAGGACGCCTTTGTCATTGAGCAGCTTTTCGGCCTCGATGATCGCCTGTTGGCCGGATGCGGCGTGCATGCGCATGGCGCGCTCGGTGGCGGTGTCTTTCACCGACAGGTCGACAAGCCCGCCCTGGTCGTTCCACGCCTTGCCCGTCGGCGGCTTGCCGAAGGCTGCTTCGAGTGCCCGGCGCCGTTGCAGCGCCGACTGCAAGCGCTGCTGCGCACCGTCATCGGCAAAGCCCTTGATGTCGGCCGCATCGTCCTCAGCCGTGCGCTTGTCGGCAACCTTGGTCGCGCCCGGCGAAAACCGACCAGCGCCGACGGTCGGCGACATCGCCGCTTGCGGCGCATCGGCCGGTGCTGCATCGGGCGCGGTTGCCGGTCCAAACAATGCATTGGGCTGGCGCGGAATTGCCGGACCGCGTGGGGGGATCATATTGCCGTCCTCGTCCATCCCCCAGCCTTTGAGTGGGTCTGGCGCTTCCGGCGCCGACCGGCCGTCGCGCACGTTGGCAAGCGCGGTCTGTGCCCCGGCCTGCGCGTTGAGGCGGTTGATCTGCGCCCGCATCAATTCTTGCTCAAGCTTCGACTTGTGCTTACCGGCTTCGGCCGCCATCAGGTTCAACCCGGTGTCGGGGTTGAGGTAGATCGGGTCCAGCGAATCTTTTTTCGGATGCCGGCTGATCAGGTATTGATGCGCGGCGGCTCGGTTCTGCGGGTTCGGGTCTTCGGCTGCCGCTTCGGCAATCCGCCCCAAGCGCTCCGTTTCTTTGAGCTGCATATTCATTGCGTGTTCTTGTGCGCTTTGCGCGGCCGTCTGTGCATGCATGGCCAAGCCCGCAAGGTCGGCCCTATCGCCCGCGAGCGCGGTCCCCATCGCGCCCTTATAGTCGCCTTTCATCAGCGCGTTGCCGGCGTCCTGCGCCACGCCGAACCGGCGCACGTTTTCCGTGCCCTGCCGGTAGGCGTCGACGCCCTCGTTCAGCGGCTTGAAGTCGAGCAGCGCGTTGTTGATCTGGTAGGCGGGCAGTTGCATCAGCGGCGGGGCCATGGCGTCACCCAAAGAGCTTGTTGATAGAACCCCAGGCGTTGCTCGCCATCGAACCGCCCGGGGCCGGCGCGAACGCCTTCATTCCCAAGCCCGCCAGCCCCATCATGTTCTGCGGCCCGATGTTGCGGGAGGACGCCATCGCATTTCCGTAGTTGATGGCATTGCTCGCCGACTGCTGGCCGAAGCCCGACTGGATGTCGCCGATGCCCTGCTGTAGCCCGGCCTGGGCTCCCGTCGCCTGCAAGCCCTGCTGGCCCTGGCCCTGCAGCCGTTGCAGGTAGTTGCCCCAATCCTGGGCGCCGCGCTCGGTCTGGGCTCTGGCTACAGCGAGCGAGGCATTGCCCGAATTGCCCATGCCGCGCGCATTGTACTGCCGCATGAGGGCGTTGTTGGCATAGTCGGCATTCTGATCGCGGAACGGGTCGGCGCCGGCATAGCGGCTCATGGCGCCGCGATAGGCGTCCACGCCGTTCGCTCCCGTCGCATCGCCATAAAGCGCGTTCGCCCGCCCGCCCTGCTGGGCATAGGGGTCGAAATAGCCCTTCGCCTGGCCGTAGGAGCCGATCGCCTCGGTCTTGCCCTGCGCCAACGCGCCGGTCGCCTTGGCGTTGGCCGCCTCGATATCCTTGCGCTGGTCGTTGCCGAAGAGAGATCCAAAAAACGACATCAGGTCACCTCAGAGAAATTGAAACGGCGCGGGGGGAAGCGGGAACGCCGCCATAGGTGCAGGTCACGGTGCGGGGCGCACCAGGCGTGGTTGCCGCGATGCTCGCCCCGGTACGCGGGATGTCGTTGACCGAACTCGTCTGGTCGAAATCCTCGGTGGCGCCCGACCAGGTACCGCCCGAGTTGTTGCCGCCACAGGCTTCCGCGATGACGATGCCTCGGCTCGGAACATTGAGACTCAAGGCTGCCGGCGACGCCGTCGAGGTCGTCACCGCCTGGGCTGCGGGTGAACTGATATTGTAGACCGCCCACAGTGCGATGGTGATGACGTGCGAGGTGTTGACCGTGACATTGACCACCACGTTCGCCGTCGTTCCGGTCGGCACCGCCGCAATGTAGAAGTTCGGGCCGAACGTCGACAGCGCCGTTGCCGTCACGCCGCCGATGGTGACGCTCGATACAATGCCGGTACCGCGATAGGCGCACACCACATAGCGCTTCGCCGACGCCGTACCGATATCCTGGGAAGTGAACGTGAACGATGATCCGCTAGCGCTGACCGCCGCAGTCGTGCGGTAGCTGACCGACGGAATCGCTCCGCCTATGACCCGCATCCCCATCTACTGCACCGCGAACGATCGCCGACCGGTGAGCGTCACTGAAACGCCTTCCGCCGCAGCATTCGCCGAGATCGTGATCGCGATATCCTGGCCGACCGCAACCGCATTCGCCGTCGTGTGTGCCTGCGTAACTTCGGACGTCGATACCGAATTCGCCGCACCGCCAAGCGACACCCCGTCGATCGAAACCGTGACCGTGCATGTCCCGGTCGTGCATTTGGTCGTAACGCTGTCGATCGTCCAGGCGAACGGCCACTTTATGAACGTATAAGCCTTGTTGTCGGCAAACTCGATCGAGATCATTTCGCCGTATGCCTGTTCGACGGCCGGCGTCTGTAGTGCGGCCAGTGCCGCCGTAGCCGCGTTCGCGGCCGTCTCGATCTGTTTCATGACGCGGTGCTGATTGGGATCAACCCAGGCGCTCGCGGGGACGTTGAGCTTCATGCCGCGAGCTTGTCCGCATCAACAGCGGCGCCGAGAAACCCGCGCATCACAGCGGCGGAACAGGAAATCTCGAACGCGATGCCGTGCTGGCGGGTCGCGCCCAACCGCCGGAATACCACCCGCCGCAAGCGGTCGGCCTGCCGACCGAGCCTTGCCCGACGCTCGGCCGACCACGATTCGCCGCCGTTAAGGGAAGTTCGCAATATTACCTCGGGTTCTATGTCGGCAGCGAGCCGATCATCGGCCAAGCCGATATGGCCACCACCGCCTGCCAAAAGCACGCGCCCTGTCGCCCCCGCCATCAACAGGACACCAATGCTGTCATCAGTTGCCCCCGTACCGACACCGGGCACGATGTCAAGATAAAGCGCATCGATCCTGACCCGTTCTGGCCAGGCGTGAACCGGCGGCGGCATGATCTTGCAGATAAGCGGGCGCGCTCCTTCGGAGTAGACATCGCGCTTCATGCGATAGAGCGTGCCCGAATTGTAGGCTCCGACGATCAGCTCCTTGCCGCTTTCGACGATGCAGGAAGCGAGCCACCGCGTATCGTTGTAGCTCTCGCGGTTGTGCCAGAACTGCGTCGTCAAATCATACACGTAGGAAAACGTCACCCCCGACAGGCAATAGAAGGTATGCCCGTCGCGCGTCCAGGTCACCGCCACCGCCGTCGAGATGTCGGGCTCGGCCGCGATCGCACGCTCGATCGCGTGAGTTGAGACCCTAACCGCCTGATAGCCGTTCAGGATGCGCACCGTCAGATCGGAGGCGAGGAACATGATGGTTTGGTCGACCTGGGCACACGATCCCGAAGCGCCGCAGCCAAGATCCACCGCCTGATTGCGCGCGAACGCGAACGGATCGGTGCCGACGTTGCCCAGGAATTCGATCGACTTGGTTCCGAAGGCCACAAGCTCGCGTTGCTTGACCATGCCGCGAATTGCCGGGTCGGGTGAGCTTTCGGCAGTTGCGAAGGCGAGCGCGTCGGCGACGGTCGCGTTATCCTCGTTGGTGTGCGAGATCGAGCCGTCATTGTGAGTGAAGACGAAAAAACCATCCAGGAACGCGATCGAATTTGCGCCCGACCGGATGGCCGACGAATAGTCGGTAGCGACATCGGCCTCGATCACCACATATTTGCCGTCCTGGCTCATCACCCCGATCTGCGGCACCGCGCGACGATTGCGCGCCATCGTAACCGGCGCATCCGATGCAATGCCGCCGATGTCCAGCTCTGCCGCACCGAGTGCCGCCGGTTCGCAGCGGTAAATCCGCCGGCCGCGCACCTTGTAGACCACGCCATCAACATCGATCATGGCGCGCGTGCCGTCAGTCGAGGACGACTCCGATAACACCTCCAACCCGTGCGAGGCCCACACCTGCACCTTAGCCTTTTGCTCGTCGCCGGCAATCTCGGCGTAGCAGTTCGTCAGCCTGGCTGAACCTGCCGTCGGCGTGCGGCCAGGATTCGAAGTAAATCCGAGACTGATGGGTTTTGGCGCCACCGTTAAACGGTCGTTTCTTTTGGTGTCACTTGCGCGTTGGCCTGCGCCTGAACCCAAGACAGCATCTCTGCAGCGGCGAGCATGGTCGCCGTATCCCCCAGCTTTGAACCGGCCAGAGATACCAGCCCGCACAGAATTCTTAAGCGCTGTTCGTCAAGCTCCAACTTAATCATTTGCATTCAAGCCACTCCCAAAGTCGTTATTGTCCCCGAGCTACCCCGGTATTTGAGCGCACCCGCCTCAACATAAAGCTGGCCCATCCCGGCTGGGGAGGTTGATGGTACCGTTGCATTCGCAAGCCCCAAAACATGAGCCGCGCTGGTACCGAACGAAGCCGTACCGATGCCGACATTGCCGCGCCCGTCGATCCGCAGCGCCTCAGCGCGCGCCGTCGATCCAATCGGAGTCGTGCCGAAGGTGATATAGGTTCCATTCGCACCCACGGCCCACGTTTCAGCCGCGTTGAATGTGATAATTGCCTTGGTGCCGGTGCCCCACGCGACATCATAGCCATGCCCACCGACGAAACAGAGAACTTGATCGGCAGGGCTAGCTGATGGGGTGCCTGGCGTCCCGCCGGCAACACCGGAGCGGAACCCTGCCGATATAATGCCATACCCTGCGACGCCGACAGCAACGCTGCTGACCACAGTATCGCCGGAGCTCACCATCAGCGGGCAATTGATGTTGGCTGCGCTGAACGGCTGGTATTGCGCATAGAGCGTGTCCGTGAACGTGGAATTTTGCCCCATACACCACAACACGCCATCGCCAGTCATGACCTGATTAACGCGGCGCGTAACGCTATTGAGCGGTGTCGTCAAGAAGCGGATAAACTGCCCCCAGTTGCTACCTGTCTGATTGCCGAGCGCAATACAATGCAGCGCTGACGCCGAATGGTCTTGGAATATTGTCCCGTCATAGGCCCGCCCGCCGATACCCATGACAAGCATTCCGGCTGTTGCTGCCGTCGGCGCTGCTTCTGTGCCGCCAGCTATTCGTCCGTGGAAAACCCCGCCGCTTGCTCCATATGTAGTTGCAGTTATTCCGGCTGCATCGATGCCGCTCTCTACAACTACCTCCAATGTAGAACTCGGCGACCCAGTGCCAATACCTACCGGCCCGACCAGCGCCGTCCGCAGATAAGTGGCGATGTCGGCCGGGGTCAGATAAATATCACTGCCGGCAATAAACGGCGCACGAACAGCGGCTATGCGATCCGTCGCTTGCGCTGTGCCGCCTGGTGAAAAGTTGGCGATTGCTGTATCGGTCATATCAGTAGCTCGAAAACGGGGTTGATTCGCCGGACGGCGGCTTGTGGTTCATGCGCTTGAGGGCTTTGAGCAATTCGCGTTCTTCGGCTCGCTTTTCTGCGTTCGACCTGGTGCCGCCGATGCCGAATGAGCCCTGGCATTCGTTTTCCATGAGGTCGACCAGTGCCGACATGCACTCGTCGGGAATTTCGGTCGCATCGCGGTCGGTATTGGTCCACCACACGAAGCCGAGCCGTCGCCACTCTGCCCACTTGGCATCATAGGCGCGCTCGACGAAGGCCGCGTCCTCGGCGGTAGCGTCCTCGGTCGCGCTGATGACCGCCATAGAGCGCAGCACGTCGGTTGAAAGATCAGCCTTGGTCTGCATCTGGCCTCACCTTGGGCGGACGGCCACGCCGCTTCGGCGCCTCTACTGCCGGCAACGAATTATCCGCCGCCGGTTTACCGTCAGCCGTGAACTCGGGATGGTTGCTGAGCTTCGCGATGGCGTGGCCGTCCGTAACCTCGACGGCCACGCCATTCGCAAAGGTGTGCCCGAAGATCGCAACCGCGATCTCCGGGCCAACATAGGTAAACCGCATCAGCCTGCCGTGGTCGTGGCGGTCAGCGCTGTCGTCGAGTATTCAGGATCGACGAAGTAGTGGACGGCGACATAAAGCGTACCAGCCGCAGCGGTTGCCGCCGCCGTCTGCACGAACGCCTTGATCAGCGTGTCCGTCGTGCACTTGAACAGAAAGGCGGTGCGGGCCATCGCGGTAGACACCGTGGCCGCGCCGGTCTGAGCCACAGTCGAGGCCGCAAAGATGCGGTTTTCGACCGTGGCGTCGCCGACATCGAACGCCAGCGCTGCCGCGCCGGTATCCATGTCGGTGGCCGCGATGGTGGCACCGACGATGACGGCGCCCTTCGGTAGCCAGAACAGCCCGACTTCGTCGTCCGCGTTGTCGAGCATGGCAGTCGTCATGGCGACGATCGCCTCGGCCACGATCAACTCGCGCGCTTCGCCGACGCCGGTACGAATACCGAACGAGCGGCTTTTGTCAGTGTAAAATAGAGCCATGGTTCATGTTCCTCTATTAGGCCACAGCGGCGCAGTAGACGGTAACAATGCCCAGATCTTTGTTGAGACCTGAGCCGTTGTTCCAGCGGACCTTTTCGATGCCGTGCGCGAGCTCGATGCCGTTGCCGGTAAAGAAGCCGTAGTCGTCATCGGCGAGCGTCGTTGGAATCGGCGCCTGCTTGTTGACCATGGCGAGCGATTGCGCGCCGCACAGGAAGTTGGCGCCGACATCGATGGCACCAGAGCCGACGCCCGCCAGATGGGTGTCGGCGTTGACGCCGATGCCCTGCCGCGCCCGGTAGAATTCGGGGATCTCGCGGAAGATGATGCCGTCATAGAGCATGTCCCCGTCCTGGAAGATCGGGTTCGAGTCCATGCCGCTGCCCTCGCGCGAACGCGAGTCGCGGTTGGCCGCGATCATCGCCGCATCCGCCTTGAGATCGCGGAAACACAGCGGATGGCAGAACATGACGTAGTACTCGCGGCCCTGCGTACCGGTCTTGAACGGCCGGATGTGCGGGGAGGCGGTACGCGCCATGAACTTCGCCAGCGACGCGGTCGGCGTCGTCAGCTTGTCGGTGGTGTTGTCGACGGCGCCAAGGCCGGTCGCGTGCGTCGCCGAATAGTTCGCCTGCGACGCGCCGAACAGGATGCGATCGACGTTGTTGACGGTAAAGGTGTTCTTCTCCGCCGCCGACGCCGCCGAATAGGCGGTGCCTCCCGAGGTGCGGTGGAAGCCGGTGATGAGCTGGTACTTGATCAGCTCCGCCGACCACTCTTTCAGCAAGGGGCGAACCGCTTCGAGCATGTCGACGGCCGACTTCTTGCGCTCCTTCTTGGAGAGCTTCACCGCGTTGCGGTGGAATTCCCAAGACACGTCCTGGTAGTATTGATCGAGCTGTTCCTCGTTGCCCGACAGCGACGAGTTGCCGGTAACGCCGGTTGCCTGCAAGCGAGCAACGAGCGGAACGCGGATGGTATAGCCGTCGGTTTTCAGGTCGTTGACGACGTGAATGATGTCCATGGGCGACGCGCCCATGTACGGGGAGAAGCCGGTATCCCGGACGTATTCGCGCCAGAATGACGACTGCCATTTGGTCAGTTCAAGGCCCGATAGGACCGTAGTGCTAGCCATGGGTTGGGTTCTTTCTCGTGATCAGGGGTTTGCGAGCCCGATCAACCAGCCCGGCGGTTTCTCGTTGGTGAGAAAATGCCGGCGGCGATCGCCTCGTCGGTGAGGTGCCCCCCTTGCGGCCCGGCCTGCGTCGCGTCTGCGAGCGAACCAGGGAATTTGGGCGCCGGCTGTGTGCCGCCCGCCTTCAATTCCGCCAACACCTGAGCCCTGATCTCGGCCGTGAGGGATTCCCGATACTTTTTCGGGTCCGGGCCGATCTCATTATAGACCTTGGTGCTTTCGTGCCATTTGACGAGGTCGGCGTACGGGTTCTTGCGGCTGATGAACTGCCGGTTGAGCCCTGCGGCTTTCGCCGCTGCCAGCGCGTCGTCGACGGCTTGATCGCCGTGTTTGTCGCGTGCCAGCATTTCCGACGTGTCGAGGCGGACGTTCTCCGCGTAGTTCATCACCGGGTCCAGTTGCGAGCGGATCGCTGCTTCCGGGTCGGCGAAGAAATCTGGCGGCGCCGCCTCTGGCTGTGGCGCTAGAGGGGTGCGTTGCTGTTCAAGCATGCGCTCATAGGCTTTGACGCGGCCTTCGTATTCGCTAGCGCGCTTCTCGGCTTCTTCGCGTAGCTTGCGCTCGGACTGGCGTTTCTCACGCTCGCCGAGCAATTCCGAGAGTGGAACCTGGCGATTGGTCTGCGGGTCTGGCGTGGTCGGCGCAACTTCGGCTGCAACCGGCGGCGTTGTCTCTGCCGGCGGCGGTGCTTCGGGTTCCTTGGGCGCAAATTTGCCGTCCGGTCCCCTTGGCTGGGCGTCAGTCACGGGGGCGGCGGTATCAGCCCCCCTATCGCGGTCGTCACGTGCAAACACTTCCGCAAAATCGGCACCTGCTGCCGACTGTTCAGTCGTCATGGGTTCTACTCCGCAGTATCGTTGCTGGTCACGAGATCGACAGATGCGCTCTGCCGGGGCGGGATCGAGAGATAACGCGCTCTCGTCGCGAAACGCCGCTTGGCCGGCGAGTCCTTACGCACTGAACGCGCATCGTCACTCTTTGATGTAGTCCTTGAAATTCTGGTCGTTGTCGACGCCAACAATCTTGACCTTGGCGTTGCTCATACCGGCAACGATCCGTCGTGCCTCGGTGGCGCTGTCGCGACCGACCCGGAGGAATTCGAATAGCTCTTGCGCGCGGATGATCGCCGCCTCGCCGCTTAAGTTCTCGGCATGCGCCATCTTGAGGCATTCAAGCCGTAGCAATTCGTGGTCCATTGGTCCTCTCACGCCGCCATCAGCAGCATTTCTATTTCCGCCTCGTCCTCGGCGTCCGCCGCAAGCTCGGCCTCGATCTCGGCAATGACCGTCTCGACCTGCCGACGGTGCGCTGCGGCCGCCTGGTTTCGGCGAAGCTCGTCGGCCCTGATGACCGCTTCAGCGAGCCGTTGCGTAATCCCGGCCCGGTCAAGATAAGGGCCGTCCTCCAGCATCGGCGGCAGTACGCGGACAGGCCCGCCGGGCTCGATGGTCTCCGGCATGTAAGTCGGGACCGGGATCGTCTCCGGTAGCCCATCGCGTAAGAACGCGCGCCACTTGGCCTCGGTGTCGAGGTATTTCCAGCGCGGGCGCCAGCTCTTCCAGTGCGCGAAATTGGAGGCGGCAATTGCCGGCGTGTAAACCAGGGCGACTGATTGCCCGGTAATTGCCACCGTCGCCGGCAGCACGTCCAAGGTGAATGCGCCCGCGACTGGAGTATAGACAAGGTCGACATTCTGCCCGGCAATCGCGACGGTGGCCGGCGTCACGTTGAGCTTGCGCCCAACTGCCAGAGCGATGACTTGCCCTGCGATCGGCACGGTGGCGGGCGATACCGCAATCTTGCGGCCAACCGCCAACGCCACCGATTGGCCAACGATGGTCACGGTCGCTGGGTTGACGCTGATCTTGCGCGTCAGCACCAGAGAGATTGACTGGCCTGCGATCGCCACCGTTGCCGGGTTGACCGCAAGATTGCGCGACGCAACAAGACTTATGCTCTGCCCCGTGATGGCGACAGTCGCCGGGAGCACATCGAGAGTGAACGCGCCGGTTACCGGTGGCGCGTTCGGATTGCGCAGCTTGCCGTCGTCGCGATCGGCGTAGGGCGGGACCGGATAAAGCCAGCCGGTCGTCGCGGTCACGCCGGGTCCGCCGCTATGGTGTTGACGGATGTGCCCGCCACATCAGGCGAGCCGGCTTTGTAGTAGACGTAGTAGAAGAACCCCGCGTTCGTTCCGATGGTGAACGTGAAGTTGCCGGAGCCGTCCGATGTGGTTTGCGCAATCTTGATGTCGGTCGCGGATTCGAACAGCTTCACCACGCAGTTGCCGAGCGCAACGTCGCTGGCGTCACGGGTTACCCCGACAAGCTGAAACCGCACGTAGCATTTCGGCGACCGGAAGCCATGGCCGCCGCCATAGCCCGGCGTCGGTGACCACAGACCGCGCGGATTGAACCGGCGCTGCATCACCCGCAGCGGCATGCGACCACGCGCGTACTGTACGGTGCCGCCGGGCATCAGAGCAGCCCTCCCATACCCCAAACCGCGACGTCGGTGCCGGCGAGCAAGGTCTGGCCGCCGCCGTCGAGAACGATACGGCTGATTTGGCTGGTGGTCGCCCACAGCCCAGCACCGACGATGATGTCAGGTGCTGTCGCGGCGGCCTCGGACAAATCAGAGCCGGTCCAAGTGATGCCATGCGCGCGGCCGTTGACGTTGCCGATCTTGAACGCGATCAGGGCGCGGGCTCCGGCTGTTGCCGTCTGCGAAACCTTGATGCCGGCCGCGGCGCCAGCAATGCCAGTCGTTGCTGCCGCAAAGTTGTTCGACACGCGATACGCGTAAGCGGTCGTGCCAACGTCACCGTTGAACTGCAACTGCGCGATTGCCGAACCGCCGTAACCGGATATCCTGACCAGCACCAATAGCCAGTTTTCCGGGTCAAAGCTCGGCAACACCAGCGTATTGGCCGGCGCTGCGAGCGTGCCGTAGGCAAGTGGTGTGAGTTTGGAATACCCTGGCATCTAGTTCAAGCTCACGAACTTGTATTGGTGCAGCAGGATCGAGTTAGCAGCGTTGGCGACCGACCAAGTGGCGAACAGGTCGACGGTCTGCGCTGCGGTCGCGTCAAAGCCGGTACCGACTGCCGGCGCCGACTGTGGCATCATGATCGACTTGGCTTCGCCGGCAACCGTAGTTGCACCCGCTGCTTCTGAGGAAAACATGCCCTGGTGCATCAGGTTCGACGTGGTGCCGGAGCCGATCGCACGACAGGTCAATATCCAGTCGAGCCACCATGCGACGTTGGTCTTGGCCGTGGTCGACAGCACCATGGCGCCGCCGTTGGCGGCAATCACCGCACCGAGCCTGATATCAAGGGTGAGCGTGCCAGGCGTCGTCACCAACGTTGACATGCGGCCAGCAGCAAAGATGCGGATCATGCGGCCAACATAGAAGAAGTTCGTTGGCAGCGTCAGCTTGGCTTGGCTGGCGCCTGTGCCGGTGCCTCCGAGTAGAGAAGTCGCGGTTACCGTATTGGTAACCGCCACGCCGTCGACTGGCGTGTTGATGTGGGTTTCTTGCCAGGTCTGCAATGACATCGGTTAGTCCTTATGATGTAACCTTAAACGCGCCAGTGGTTAGGTTGATCGCCAGCGTTTCTGTATCGGCGAGCGTCAACGGCGCCGTGTACGCGATCCACCCAATCAGGGCGTCAGCAGGACTTGCTGCCGTGTCGTTGTAGTAGATGATGTACTGGAACGGCCCGACGCTGCCGCCGGTTGCGGTGATGACGTGGTTGGTGTGTGAGAACGTCGCGACGCCGGCCGCCTCGGTGTACGAAACGCCCGCCAGCGTGTACCCGCCGCCCGCGCCGCCGGTATAGCCACCGCCGTTCGCAATCTGCGTAATGTCGGCGAGAACCGTATTGGTCACCAGCGGCAGCGTGTTCGACAGCGCGATCTTGAATGTGTCGGTCGCAAAGTTGTGAACCTTGCGGCCAACCTGGTCGCTCAAATCCTGGACGGTGGTAAGTGTCGATGAGGGCATTTAACTAGCCGTTTCCAAGCCGATCGCCCGGCCGTTGCTATCGCGTACCAGTCGTTTCGGCGCCGTCATTACTTCGAGCACGGTTTTCAGCAGCGCGCTCTGGTCATTCTTGGCCGCCTTCTCGCGTCCGTCCGACTGATCGTCCGCATCCTTCGCTTTTTCTTTCATCATCTCAGCATCGCGCTCGGCCATCGTCATTTCGTGCACGGACTTGTTGATCTCGTGCGCATGCTTTTCGGCATCGATAACCGTCTGCTGCTTCAGTCGCGCGATCTCGGCATCGGTCTTGTGCGCGGCAAGCCGCTTGTTCGCGATATCCCACGCTTGCGCTTCCTGCTCGGCTGGCGACGGTGGCGGCTCGGGCGGCGGCAGTGCCGCCTGCTCCGGGTTCTGTACTTCGTGCATGATCTTCGCCGCTTCGGCCGCAGCCTTCTGCGCCTGCGCCTGCATGAGCGAGACCTTGGCCATGATCTCGGGGTTCTCGGTCATCGGCGGCGGCTGCACCGCCTGCATACCGTCCTCGATCATCTTCAACAGCATCGCTTTTTTCGGCGTGTTCGACAATTCGATGATGATCTTGCCCAGCGGGCCCAATGCCGATTCGCCGAGCTTGGAGAACTGCTCCAGGATTTCCTCGTTGACCGTGATCGTGTCCGGTCCCTCGTCGAGCACGATATCGACGTCGATCTGTGACACGACGTTGGTCCCGATGATCTGCCCGGTTACCGGATGCTGTTCGTACTGATTGAGCGGCACGAACTGAATTGCGTTCTCGTCGTCGGTGATGCGAATCCACTTTTCGCCCTGCCAAGCCTGCCGGCAGCGCTGCCACAGCTTGCGGTGGACTCTGAGCTTCCAGTCGCGGTGCAATTCGAACACCGGGTTAAGCTCGGTCATGCCGCTGTCGCGCTGCGCCAGCAAAGCCCGACCCGAGGCGCCGTCGACACCCGTGCCCTTGCCGACCAGACCAGGATTTGGGCCTAAATTCTCAATCTCGCTCGCCGCCATCTGGAAGCGTTCGGCCTCGCCCTTGATCTCGAGCGATTGCTCGATGATGCCAACCGTCTTGCCCCACTCGCCGCCCATGATCTCGATCTTGCCGTCGGGCCGGGCGAGCTGCTTTGACAGCTCGTCGGGATCTTCGATCGTGCCCTTCTCGTAAAACACCCGGTTCGACGCGATCCGGTGCAGCATCTTGGATGCCGAATAATTGATCTCGTCCTGCACCGATTTCATCGTCCGAATGAGCCCGTAGCGGTCGCCCTTCTCGTCGATGTAGGGGCTCCAGGCCTCATAGGGGTTATCGGGTTCGCCCTTCTCGCCCTTGTACGGGCTCCAGTCGCCCTCAAGTTCCAGCTCGCCCGTGAAAAAGCAGTAGTGCCAGCCGAAGCCTGTCATACGCGGCGCCATCGGCCGCTTTTCCCAGAACTCGACCACACGCACGCGGCGGTTCTCGAAATCGCCCCACTGCGTTGCGCGGTCTTGCTCCAGCAGCGCGCCGGTCGCCTGAATGTTGTTGGCGTCAACCATGCCCTCAAGGCGTTCCTTGTGGTCCGGCCACTTGTCGACCGCGTCGTCAACGTCCATCCACAGATGCACGCCCATGTAGCGGGCATCGCTGAAATCGGGCTGCACCGAGCGCGGGTCGTAAAAAAACCGGTCATAGGGAACGGTCTTCATCTTGGGGTCGATCGATGCCCCCTCGCCCTCAATGCCGATGAACACAACGCCGATACCGCCAACGAGGCCGTCGTGCATGCACTCAGACGAGATCCGCTCCCACCGGTTGACATCGCAGGCGTAACGCAGACCGGCGGTCGCCGTGTCGGCGTTGTTCTCGTGCTGCGGATTGCGCGCGAAGGCCTTGGGATCGCGGCGCTGGCGCTGCTCCACGCCAACGAGAAAGTCGATCTTGCGCTTGATCCGGTTGCGCACCGTCGGCTGCTGGCCGCGCCGCTTCAACCGCTCGATCTCGGCATCGGTCCATTGCTTGTCGTGGTAATACTGCCGAGCCTCGCGCGCTTCCTTTTGCTCGCGCTCCTTGTTGGTCTCCCACGCCTTGAACCAGCGATGCTTGCGCGCCAGTAGCGGCGCATCCGGCTTGTTCTCAACCGTGGCTGCGGCAGGTGCGATGGCCAGCATTAGACGCGCCAGCTCTCGGTCGACGCGGTGGCGCGCTTGTAGGCGTCCTTTTTCGGCAGGCCGTTGGTCTTGGGCACGTGCGCTGCAATCATGTCGTCGAGCATCCGTCCGATCAATCCTAATGCGTCCACCTGGTCGTCATTCTTGCCGGCATCGAACGCCAGCAATTCACTCATGAAATCTGCCAGCCACGGCGCGTTGTGCGGCAGGTAGACCTTGCCCATTGCGGCGCGACCTTGCATGGCGCGCGAGCGGGTCGGCTTATCGGCGACCGAGGTCAACTGCTCGCGCCGGCCGTAGACCTTGCGTTCACGCATGCGCTTTTCGATCAGCGGCCCAACTGACTTGATGATCTGGCCGCTTTCCTCAGCCCACACCAAGGGCTTGTGCTGCGCCATGAGATCGATGAACGCCTCGACCCACACATCCGTTGTTGTCTGCCGGCGCCAGATGTCGAGCACATAGATGTTGTCGTCGGGGTCGACGCCAGCAACCAAGTGCACGGTGTAGTCGCCGCCGTTACTCGTGACCGCGTAGTCGCTTGCCCCATAGATACGTAGGTGCTTTGGCTTCTCGTCGTACCAGCGAAACCATTCGCGCTTGTAGTAGAGCCCTTCGTCTGGCCTGGGCTGCTGCTGATAGAGTGCTGACCAGTCGCGCTCGCCAATCGCGGCCTTGATCTGATTGAGCCGCGCAACGGGATATTTCGCCGGCCACAACGCCTCGCCATTCTCGCGGATCGCGGGGAGATCCAGAACGTCCCACTGGTCGCCCCCTTGCGCTTGCGCCGCCATCAGCCGGCCGGCTAGGTCGTCCTCGTGCCACCGCGTCTGAATGAGCACGATCGCGCCCTCGAATGGCTCGGCCTTGCCCTCAGCCACGTCACGCTGCACATCCGACCACAGCAGATCGGTCTCTACCTCGTCGGCCAGCTCGCTTTCGAGCCGCGTATAGGCGGTCGACGTGTACCAGCGCCACACCTTCTCGCGATGGCCCTCGCTGTCGGCCTCCTCGCGATCCTTGAACGGGTCATCGATCAGCAGGATATGCGCGCCACGCCCGGTGACCGCCGTGCCGATGCCGGCCGCGACGTACATCCCACCCTGCGCCGTGTGCCAGCGATTGGCGGCGGTCGAATCCTCGGCAAGTTGCGCGTCGAAGATGGCGCGATACTGCCGAGAGTTGACCACGTTGCGCACCTCACGGCCGAAGTCGGTCGCGAGATCCGAGTTGTAGCTCGCCGCGATGATGTTGCGCTTCGGGTTCCGGCCGATGAACCAAGCCGGAAAACGCCGCGACGCCAACTCAGACTTGCCGTGCCGAGGCGGCATGAAAATCATCAACCGGCGGATCTTGCCAGCCGCGACCGCTTCGAGCTTTTCGGCGATCAGATCATGGTGGGGCGCTGGCCGGTAGTCGGGGAACGTGTATCTAGTGAACGCGATCAGACTCGATCTCGCGTAGCGCCTGCGCAGCAGCTCCCGCGCCGCCCATTGCGGCGATGGCGAGAAGTTCTGATTCAGAGAGGTCTGTTGCATCCCGCTTCCGCGTTACTTCTTTCTTGTCGACGACGAGCCCATGCAACTTGCCTATGGCGAGCACGGCTGAGATCGCGGCGGCAGGTGCTGCGACCGCCGGCTGCATGGCGAGGTCGTAGGCCGCCGCTGCCATTTCTGTCAGCTTGTCCACTGTGATGTCATGGCGCTTACGCCCGGCGAGTTGTAGCTGCTCAATCCTTGGCATCACCTTGGCAAGAAGCTTGCTGGCGTTCTCGTGCAGGGATTTAGCGCTCTGCTTTGTCGAGTACCCTGCGATCCGATAAGCCTCGCTTGCGCTTCCGGTCTCAATGTACGCTCGGCAAAACGCCTCTTGCTGGGGTGTCATTGGAATTTCATTTCTACTGGCTCGGGACCGTTTGCATAACCGTTCTAACGGTAATCCCTATAGGTCTGCTCGTCGGTGTACCTGTTGCGCCGACGGATGCGAATGACGCCACGCCACACGTCCCCGGTGGAGCTGGTGATCAGTACCGTAGCGGTGCCGTAGGCGTAGGACGTGACGAGGCTGATGGTGAGATCCACGTTGGGCGTCGCTGTTGCACGTGAAACCGTGCAGTTGGTGCTGGTGCTGGTGGAGCTCGATATCGTCTCGCCGGTCTCCAGCCAATCGGCCATGTTGATGCGCAGCCGAACGATTTCGCCCTCGTCGACCAGGAGCAGGGGCTCGCCGGTATCGTCGACGCGCACGCCGCGCTGGACGTTGTAGCTACCTGCTGGATCGATGCCGAGGTAGAAGCGCATCAGCGGTCCACATACGCCACGAGCGCGGCAATGGCGGCAAGCTCAATGAGTGCCGCGATCACTACCGGAGCCGAGATCACTTGCGGGCCAGCCAATAGGCGCCGCACAGGTAGGCGAGCGCGGTCGGCTCCAGCGTCGGCACGAAGCGGACGGGATAACCTGCGGCCTTGACCGCTGACGCGAAGAAGATCGCCGCAATCGCGAGGCTGACGATCATCCACAACCACGACGTGATTTCGCCGATGATCTGGCCAATGGTGCTTTTCAGCTCGGAATAGCCTTTCATGCGGCGACAGGGCTCCCATGGAGTGCGGCTTTGACCCGCTCCCATCGATCATCAACGTCTTTCATGATGATGGTCTCATGGGTTGAACGGGTGGGCTGGGCAATAGGCTGGATGGTGGGGACGCTGGCGGTGGCCGGCGTGGTGCGGGCGGCGGGGCGAGCGGCCTGGGCCGGCGCGGCGCCGAAGAACGCGATGTAAAACGCAGTGGTGGGCAGGAACGTCGCGCCCAATGCGATCGCGAACCCGATCACCCAATCAGCAACGGTCATGGTCACTGCATCGGGGTTGAGGGCCGACTTGGCGTCGCCGTCGCCGAAGGCGAGCAGGTAGCCCTTGGACACGAAGTCGACCTGCGCCTTGACGGTGCTGTGACCGATCTTCGTGGCCGGGGCAGCCTCGACCTTGCGATCAAGAATGCGTTGGGTTGCCTCAATCCTCTTGGCGAGATCATCGGTGCGCTCAAGCGTGGCAATGCGCTCTTCGAGGCTGCCTTTCTGCTTCATCAATTCGAGGCACTTGGTCTTGCAGCCCTTGCGCGCGGCTTCGAGGTCGATCGCTTTCTGGGCGCTTTCGAGCTGGGCACGCAGGCCGGTAGCTGTGACCGTCGCAGCCCATGCGTTCTGGCTCTTGAGATCCGCGAGTTGCTTGCGCCACATGTCGAGGTTGGCTTTCTCCGAGATCATGTTCTCCTGGACGGTATTGTAAGCGACCGTCTGGGCACCGCTCTCGACGATTTGCTTATCGCGCATGCCTATGGTGTAGCCGAGATCTGCGAACAGCTCCAAGGCGATCAGGAAGCAGCCGACGACCGCAAGCGCGCCCTGGCCGAAGCGGCCGACGCCCATCTCCGTGATCATCCGCTTGGCGGGGAACAGGAACGCAGCGGCGAGCGTCACGGTGACTAGGCCGACGCCATGGATAAACGAGAACGAGTTGCCGAATTTCCAGGTCATGACGCACGACACCAGCAGCGCAATGCAGCCGATGCCGAGAAAGATTTTCTTGATCGTGTTGAAGTCAGCAGCGGGGATGGTCATTCGGGTGTCTCCCGTGGGGGTATCGGGGACGCAGGTACAGTTTAGGGTGCAGGGCGCTAGTCACTGTGCCGCTGAGTAAAGCAACGGAACCGACACTATCCAATTCGCGCCGGTCTGGTGGTAAAACGGGGTTGAGCCCTCCCACGCCGCCGCCCTGCGAAACTTAGAACGGCAGGCGGGCAAACACGCCGATGGCGTGCACCACATCCTTGTCGGCCTTGAAATCGCGGTCGAATTGCGCGGTGTACTCGACTGCCAGCCGCAGCGAGCCAAGCACCGGAGCCTCGGCACCGACGCCCAGGACGGGACCACGGAAATCGTCGCCACGCAGCGACATCGAATAACCGGCGAGGCCGTAGAGCAGGGTGGAGGGCTGCACGAGGTAGCCGACGCGGCCGGCGATCGTAAGCGGCTGATCAAAGGTCAGCACGGCTGCATCGCTGTTGCCTTCCATCGAAAATCCATAGCGGGCGAAAATGCCGCCGACGAAGGGATTGCCCAGCGCGTGATAGTTGTAGCCGATACCGCCGAGGCCGATCAGCCGCTTATCGCCGCCGGTCACGAATTGACCAGCCGCACCCCCTTCCAGGTAGGCCCCGTGCCATTGGTCCGGGATGGGGGCGGGGGCAACGGCGGCAACCGGAGCCGGTTTGCCGAGATCAGCGGCAATGGCCGGCAGGCTGGCGAGTGCGGCGAAAGCCACGGCGAGCAGCACCTTGAGCTTGTTGAGCATGGGGTGTTCCTTGGTTCAGGCCGCATTCATGCGGGGTTGAGCATAAGAGGGCACCAGCAAGCGGCCGACATGCGCGGGTGTCTGGCGGGCGCCTTGGGCGTGCCGACTGAGGTCAATGCCTGCTTGCTGGTGTTGGGATCGGGGCGCATTTCCGGCTTGGCGGGCCTGCATGAGGCCCTAAGCCGGCGTCGGTGGCTATGCCGTGGTGGCCGCCAGCGAGACAACGCCCCGTGATTCGTAGCTAGTCCGTTGGTATCATTGCGATTCACCAATGACCAGCACATTTTTGACACAGTCCCCGATTTTTAACCAGGGTCGAGGTATTCGACGGGGATGGTGATTGTTTGCTCTGAGCCCAACAGCGGCAAACGGATTTGCGCCCGACCGTTGCGAATGCTGAGCAGCGGCGCGCTGTGCCCCTTGAACGGGCCGTGCCCAACTTCGACGCGCTCGCCGACCTTCAGCGCCTTGTGGATCTCGATCGTCGTCGACTGTTCGCCCATGGCGTGCAACTGATCGACGGCGTTGGGATGCAGGCGGGCGGGTTGGCCGTCGACATCGAGCGGCGCGATCACCTCGTCGATCCCCTTGATTTCCGACCACTGCGGGCTGCCCTCAATGCCGACCATGACATAGCCGGGCGTCAAGGGGTATCGGAACGGCACGCGCTGGCGGTTGCGACCGCAACGGCGGTATTTCTTCTCCGACGGCACGAATGCCTCATGCTTGCTGCGGCGCAGCTCGCCAATGGCGCGGAATTCCTTTTGCGGCTTAACCCGCAGCACGTACCAGTTGGTCATGGGTGGGTGTCCTGTCTATGAGATACGCAGGCACACGGATTAAACTCAAGGTCCATACACGATCGTCGGCGGGCCACTGTGCTTCCAGTCCCAGATATACCAAGCGTGGTTGAAGCTTGGGGATGCCTTGGGTTTGCCGTCAGCCTCGACGAACCAGCAGATGCGTTTCATCAGCACCAACTTTTTCGCGAACGCCGGGCAATCGCGGACCAGATGCGTGCGGCTCTTGGCGTTGTCGAAGTCTGTGCGCAGCAGCATGGCGACTAGGCCATTGACAGGTTCCATTAGGCGCAGCGCGCGGCCACAAAACTCGGCCGCAAGATCATACGGCGGGTTAGTGATGATGGCATTGTGCCCCATTAGCACCGGCCAGATGGAGAAGAAATCCTGACCACGATCGATGTCAGTCGAATGCACGTTATGTCCAGCCACCTTTAACACCCTTGCCATCTTGCCGCTGCCGGCGGCGGGCTCCCAGATGTTAAGTTTCACTTCGAGCCAGACGAGCAGCGCTTCCGTCACCCATTCCGGGGTTTCGTATAGATCGCGCTCTTTGCGCTCGTAGCCGGAATCTCGTTGGCTCATTGCGTCCCCGCCATATGCTTCTGCCTCAGCGTGAGCGCCGCCTCGAGCAACCGCCGCTGGCCGCACCAAGCGTAGACGATCGGCACCCCCTCATCGTCGGAGGGATGCAGCCCCTCGGTCAGCCGGATCGCGTGCTCAGCGCATTCAAGCGGCGTGGCTGGCGTCTGCACCACGGCGCCGGAAAGTAGGACGTAGAGAATCACGTATTCCATCAGATGCGCTTCCCTCTGACGATGCGGCGCTTGGTCCCGCGCTTGAGACGATCAGATACGCTGGTGTAACTCTGAGCGGCTACGAACTTGCCGCCCTTCATCTTGCCGTTGACCTTGATGCCCTTGAGCTTCACCTCACCCACCCCCAGCGCTCAAACAGCCGATAGAGCCGGCGGCTGAAGCTGTAGGGGTTTGCCCAGCTCATCTCCTCGCGGGTCATCGGTCGGCCGTGATTTACAAACTTGGTCATCCGTATACCTCCATCAATACCGAGCAAACTCTTGATGATACCTATCCGCCGCCACGTATTGTTCTAGCAAAGATCGCGGCGCGGGCCGACCGGAACGTCGGTCCAATCGGTCATGCCGATGCCCGCTCACGGATCACATCCTCCAGATCGATTTGCCGCTTGTCGGTGTCTGCCCAAACCATGACCGCATGCTTGAGCCGCAGCATCATAGCGCCGGTTGCGCGATAGCCGCCCGAGCGCGTGAGCGGGATCGTGGTAATGCCGCCGCCGATCAGTAGGTCGATCGACCTTGGCCCGACCTTGCATCGCGACATTGGAAAGCCCTCCTTGTCCAGATAATCGAGCACGAGCTTTTTCATTTCAGCCACCGATGTTTGATCCATGGTACCGCCCTCCCAATTGAATCTATGGTCTTGTCACTCGCTAACCTCTGATGCCGTCGGCGCGTTACAGGGACGCGCCACGAACTCGCAGCGCACCTGCAATGTCGATTTTTCACCAGCGGTCGCGCCCTCGACCAGCTTTTGCCCGAGCTTGCGGAAAAACCCGGTCTTGTCGGGTCCGCTTTGGCCGCACTGCAACAGCCGGTCGGTCGAATTGCCGATGCTCATCGCCCGCTCGCCGAACCGCCAGCGCACCATTTTTTGCCATTGCGCGTGTGCCGTCAGCACCGCTTGCTCGTCCGAATTAGATTCCTCGCCCACGACTTCGATCTTGGGATAAGGGCATCGGTGCCGTTCGGGGTTATGTTCTGGTTCAGGCCTCGGGCGCACCCAGGCGCGAACTTGGGGCTTGCGGTGGACATGCCGGCGCGGCGCCTGGTGCACCGCCTCGTCGAGATTGTAGAACTCTTTCGGCCATTCGCTGGCCCGGCTCGAATTGCAGCCGGCGAGGATCAGCGC